TCTAAATTTAGGTAATGTCTGAATTTGAAACAGTAGAACAGAAGCAACTCATCGCAAAGAGAGTCCCACCTGGAGACAGGTGGGCTCTCGTCGATGAGCCTAGTGTAGTACATTCTACACTAACTGAAACACTAGAGGCATATTTTAAAAAAACACAATTTAATGCTGCTTTCTATTTAGACCCTATTGGGAGCGCTTTATATTCAGTTGCTAGAGTAGAGGTAGAAATTAAACCCGAACCAATCAAAACATTCGATTTTTATGGAGATGGCTACAAATAACAGTTTATGGGTTGAGAAGTATCGCCCCAATGTATTAGAAAATTATATTGGGAATGATCACCTTAAGGGTACTATGGCTAAAAATATAAAAGAAAATGATATGAATAATATGATTTTCTATGGCCCCGCAGGTACAGGTAAAACTACATTAGCTAAATTATTAGTTAACAATCTTAACTGTGACTATCTCTATATTAATGCTTCAGACGAAAGGGGTATTGAAACAATTAGAGATAAAGTATCAGGATTTGCTAGTACTATGTCGTTTAAACCACTTAAAGTGGTTATTTTAGATGAGGCTGATTTCCTAACAATCCAGGCCCAAGCTTCACTTCGGAATGTTATTGAAACTTTCTCTAAGAGTACACGATTTATTTTAACTTGCAATTATGTGGAACGTATCATTGATCCCCTTCAATCACGTTGCCAAGTGCTTAAAATTGTACCTCCTAGTAAAGCAGATGTAGCAAAACACATTTTTGCCGTTTTATCTAAAGAAAACATACAACATAGTACAGACCATTTAAAGGATTTAGTTAATCAATACTATCCTGATGTACGTAAAATGCTTAATGTATGTCAGATGTCTTCTAAAGATGGTGAGTTAGAATTAGATAAGCAAACACTTGTATCATCTAACTATGTTGATAAAGTAATTGAATTGCTCCCTAATAAAAAGTCATTTAAACAAATTAGACAGGTCATCGCCGATTCTAATGTAAATGATTTTGAATCGCTGTATAAAACACTATATGAACGTATGGACGAATATACATCACGGCCTGCTGAAGCAATTATTATTATTGAAGAATACATGTACCACTCAAATTTTAGAATCGATAAGGAAATTAACGTGATGGCATGTATTGCTAAGCTACTTGAAATCTCTGGAAAAGTTGTTATATAAAGACATCATAGAATTTGGAGATAGGAAATTTTTATTGTATCTTACAATAAGAGAAACACCTAAAATAGATGCTGATATCCTTAAACAATATTGGAATTGTGATACAGTGCTAAAAAAAGACAACTTATATTACTTTTGTAATGAAATTAAAGAAATAGATTATGAAGAAATCAGAAATGACCCCCCAACAACCCCAAATTGATTTGGGTAAAACAACAGCTTTGCCAACCCCTGAAGGTAAAGATATTTGGAAACAAGGAGTAATCCTTAGAAAAGTATCTCGCTTTATTACAGGTGGAGATGAAGATGCAATTATGCCCATTCCAATCTTTTATGATGGTGCTACAGGTAAAATCTTAAAGGATACCTTGCCACCTGAACTTAGAGAGGATTATGACACTATTTGATTGGTTAAAGGAACTGACAGGTAAAAAACGCGATTGGGACTCCTTCACCGATAAGGAGAAGGAGTCCTTTAATCCTTATATGGTTAATCGTTTTTTATCTATGCATCAACCCTTTATTGAGTTAATAAATTATGTTCAAACCATTCCATATACTGATAAGAAAAAATACTATACAGTATACTGTGGTTTATTACCAAAACAAAATGTTTGGTTAAAATATATAAAATCAAAAATGAAACAACCCACAATTGAATTAGTAGAGGCCCTATCTAAGATTTATGAGTGTTCTACTCGTGAAGCAGCAACAGCAGTTGCTACATTAGACAATGACGTCTTAGAAGATATGTTATACAAAGCTGGCTACCAGGATAAAGAGGTAACAAAAATGTTTAAATAATGGAAAGTTTTTATAATATAGGATTAGATAAAACAGATAAGATTAACCATCATAGATATGATAGATTTTATCCTACCTTTCTAGAACCTTTAAGAGGTGAAAAATTTAATATGCTTGAAATAGGCATATATCATTTAGGTTCTTTAAAATTGTGGAAAGAATATTTTCCAAAAGCTTATATTTATGGAGTAGATATTGGGGTTGAATATGAGGATGAAAGAAGTAAGGTATTTAAATTAGATCAAAGTAATGAACAAGATTTAAATGTTATAGTAAACTCTACCCCTAAATGTAAATTTATTATAGATGATGGAAGTCACCACCCTTATCATCAATTTATTACCTTCACTAAACTATTTAATGAAGTATTAGAAGATGGTGGTGTTTATATTATTGAAGATGTAGAATGTAGCTATTGGAGATCTGATACTGAAATATGTGGGTATGAAATAGGACATTTTAATTTTATGGATTTATTAAAACAATATCCTGATAAGATTAATAAAGAGTTCACCGGAGTAAAGAATCCTTTAAATTTATCAAGTATCACTTTTGGATATAATTGTGTTATTATTACTAAGGCAACCCAAGACGAAGTAGAATTAATAAACAGACCATACAGATACATAAATAACACTTAAAAAAATGGATAGCATAGTAAAATCAGTTTTAAAGCAATTTACTGAACGAGCAGAGTTTGGTAAAGAAAAATATGGTGTTGACTTAGATAGAGAAGATTTAGTATTCGGTGAATGGGTTACTCATATGAAAGAAGAACTTATGGATGCTATACTTTATTTAGAAAAATTAGAAAAGTTATATGGCAAAGAAACCCCAAATACTCAAGGAAATACAGAATAAAGAATTGCCTGAGGTAAATTACGCCTACCAGAAGACAATTTCTTATTCTCAAATGTCAATGTATAGGGGTTGTCCTCATAAATGGGAACTCCAATATAAAGAGGGACATTATAATAATGACCCTAACATTCATTTCACTTTTGGAACTTCAATGCACGAGGTAATCCAAGATTGGCTTACAGTCTTATATGAGGAATCTTCCCTTGTAGCAGACGATATGGATTTGGAAGGATTATTCCAAGAAAAATTTATAAACCTATACCAAGAAGAATATAAAAAATTTAAAAACACCCACTACTCCTCCCCAGAGGAGCTTAGAGAGTTTTTTGAGGATGGAGTAGCAATTCTTAATTTTCTTCAAAAGAAACGTAGTACTTATTTTAGTAAACGTGGTTGGCATTTAGCTGGTATCGAATTACCTATCGTGATGAACGTTGGTAACAATTTGATATACAAGGGTTTTATTGATATGGTATTGTATCATGAACCTACAAACAAATTTTATATCTACGATATAAAAACGTCGAGAAGTGGGTGGAATGCTAAAGCTAAAAAGGACGAAACTAAGCAAATGCAGTTAGTTCTTTATAAAAAATTCTTTAATGAGCAGTATGGAATTCCACTTGAAGATATAGAAGTTGAATTTTTCATAGTTAAAAGAAAAATATGGGAAAATAGTGATTTCCCTATATATAGGGTACAACTCCATAAACCCGCAGCTGGAAAAAATAAACTTAAGAAAGCAGATAGAATTTTAGAAGAATTTATTTCTGAATGTTTTACTCCTAAAGGTAAATACCAAGAAAAAGAACATGCTAAAGTAGTATCCCCTTTATGTAAGTGGTGTGCTTTCAATAATAATAAAGAATTGTGCGATAAATCATAATAATTCCTGACTCCGTACATACTTATATCCAACAAACATATAAAAAATATTATTATGAAAAAAGATTTAACATTAACAAGCGTAAAAATTCAAAGTGATTTATTTGAAGAGTTTAAAGTAGCATGTGTTAGACATAAGTTTTCTTTCCAAAAACTTGCCGACCGATGTGTTCATTTGTATCTTACAGATGAGGATTTTAAGCGACAAATCCACAATCACAACAATTTAGATTTAAAATAAAAAATGAAAAAAGGTTATGTTCCAAAAGATCAACGGAAAAAAATTCTGTTGATGTGTGATGATATTCGAACCCATTCTGGGATAGGAACCATTGCAAAAGAAATAGTATTAAATACAGCCCACCATTACAACTATGTTAATTTAGGTGCCGCTATCCAACACCCTGAAGCAGGAAAACGCCTCGAATTAAGTTCGGACACAAATAAAGAAGCAGGAATTGATGATTCCTCAGTAATTATTTATCCTTCTAATGGTTATGGGTCTCCTACTCAATTAAGACAATTAATGGCAACTGAAAAACCAGATGCCATTTTTATTATTACCGACCCTAGATATTGGGCTTGGCTTTTCCAGATGGAAGGGGAAATTAGGAAACAAATCCCTATTATTTATTTGAATATTTGGGATGATTACCCTGCACCTCGTTACAATGAATCTTTTTATGAATCATGTGACTTGTTAATGGGTATCTCTAAACAAACTGTTAATATTAATAAAATAGTATTAGGGGATAAAGCAAAGGATAAAATTATTGAATATGTCCCTCATGGGTTAAATCATAATATTTATAAACCATTAGAAAAGGATAATCCTGAATTAGTAGAATTCAAGAAACATTTATTTGAAGGTAAAGAATATGATTTTGTAGCTTTCTATAATTCAAGAAATATTAGACGTAAACAAGTACCTGATACTATTTGGTCATTTGTTCAATTTGTAGATAAATTACCTTTAGAGGAAGCTAAAAAATGTGCTTTAGTATTACATACTCAAAAAGTAGATCCTAATGGTACTGATCTCCCTGCAGTGGTAGATATGCTTTGTGGTGATGATGAAAGATATAACATTATTTTCTCAGAAAATAAGTTACCCACAGAACAAATGAATTTGCTTTATAATAGTACAGATGTTCAAATTCAACTTACTTCTAATGAAGGATGGGGATTAAGTTTAACTGAAGCTATGTTAGCAGGAAATCCCATTATTGCTAACGTTACAGGAGGTATGCAAGACCAAATGAGATTCCAAGATGGTAAAGGGCTATGGTTCACTCCAGATGAAAATATCCCTTCAAACCATAGAGGCACTTATAAAACACATGGTCCTTGGGCATTCCCAGTTTTTCCTACTAGTATTTCCATTGTAGGATCACCTCCAACTCCTTATATTTTTGATGATAGATGTGAAGCTAGTGATGCTGCAAACCAATTAACTGAAGTTTATAATTTAGGATCTGAAACTAGAAAAAAGTTTGGTTTGATGGGTCGAGAATGGGCTACTGGAAATGAAGCAGGGTTTACTGCTGAAATGCAAGGTGAAAGGGTTATGCAAAATGTAGATAAGTTATTTGAAACTTGGGAACCACGAGCCAAATATGAGTTGATCAAATCAACTCCAATTAAAAAGAAAGTTGTACAACATAATTTAGTATACTAATGAAACCAATGTTTATTGTAAGCTGTCCAATTGATACGTACAGCGGTTATGGAGCGAGGGCTCGAGATTTTGTAAAAGCTCTTATTGAGTTAGATGAGTATGATGTTAAGGTTTTACCTCAAAGATGGGGAGAAACCCCATGGGGATTTATTGATGCTCATCCTGAGTGGAAATTCCTCAACCCACACCTCCTCCCAGCAGGTAATCAATTACCTAAACAACCTGAAATTTGGTGTCAAATAACTGTACCTAATGAATTCCAACCTGTTGGAAAGTTTAATATAGGATTAACAGCAGGTATTGAAACTACAGGTTGTCACCCAACATGGGTAGAGGGATGTAATAAAATGGATTTAATTTTGGGTTCATCTACTCATAGTATTGAGGTATTGAAAAATATTAAATTTGAACAACGTAACCAACAAACAAATGAGGTTATAGGTCAATATGGTTTACAAAAACCTATTGAAATATTAACTGAGGGGGTCGATTTAGATATTTACCAACCTAAAAAATCTGAATTTGACTTAGAAGCAATTGAAGAAGAATTTGCTTTTCTATTTGTAGGACATTGGATGCAAGGGGATTTAGGTGAAGATAGAAAAAATGTAGGGTTATTAGTTAGATTGTTTTTTGAAGCTTTTAAAAATAAAAAGAAAACACCTGCACTAATCCTTAAAACTACTTCAATAGGAACTTCTTGTATGGACCGAAATGAAATTCTTAGAAGAATTGATGTTATTCGAAATACAGTTGATGCTACTACATTACCTAATGTGTACCTCTTACAAGGAGAATTCTCAAATACAGAGGTAAATGAGTTATACAACCATAAAAAAGTCAAATCAATGGTTAATTTAACTAAAGGTGAAGGATTTGGCCGTCCATTACTTGAATTTAGTCTAACTAAAAAACCTATCATTTCTACTAACTGGTCAGGCCACACTGATTTCCTCTCAGAAGATTTTACTTCACTTTTACCAGGTAAATTAACTAAAGTCCACCCAAGTGCAGTTGTAAAAGATGTTATTATGCCCGAATTTGAATGGTTTAGTGTAGATAATAATGCTGTAATATTTGCTCTCAGAGATATGTTTACCAATTATAAGAAATATAAAGAAAAAGGTATAAGACAAGCTCATAAAAGTAAAACAAACTTTAGTTTTGCTAAAATGGTTGAACAACTAAAAAACCATTTAGATAAATATGTCCCTGAAATCCCTATGGAAGTTCCACTACAGTTACCTAAATTAGATCTACCAAAACTTAACCTACCTAAACTTAAAAAATGAATAAAGATAATTTAGGCATATGCCCCCGCTGTGGAAGTGATGCTTGTTATGAAAATAACTTAGGAGCAGACTATAAAGTTTATATGTGTTATGGGTGTGGGTTTACTACTAATACTCTTATGACTGATGATAGTGAATTTTTAGAAGAACAATTAGAAGTACTTCCTGAGGTTTATAAAGATTTAGTTTATGTTGATGGTGAAGGTTTAAACTGGATTCCCTCAACAATAAGCCTCCCGGAAAAAGGAATGATTTTTGTTAATGGTGCATCTGCAGACAAGTGGAATTGGTCTTCAGTTCCTGAAGGAACTCACAGAAGAAGAATTACCTAACTTCCCAGAAGGTTCTACTCATAAAATGGATATGAAAAAAGTAAAACATTTTGATGAGCGTGATTTTATTGAAGCTATGGATTATATTGGAATGTTTGAAAATATTGAATAATGACACTAAGCTACGCTATACCAGTATGTAATGAATGGTTACAACTAGAGTATTTATTAAATTATTTATTTAAACATAAACGCACACAAGATGAAATTGTAGTACAATGTGATGAAGGAAATACAACACCCTCAGTTTACCAAGTTCTTAAACAATTCTCAGATTACAAACAACTAAAAGTAGTTGAATTCCCTTTAAATAAAGATTTTGCTTCATTTAAAAATAATCTTAAAGATGCTTGTAATGGAGACTATATCTTTCAAATAGACGCTGATGAATACCCAGATGACTATTTAATGAGTATGGTTGAACCTACCATTAAAATGAATGACAGTGTAGATGTATTTTGGGTACCTAGGATTAATAAAGTAAATGGTTTAACTCAGGAACATGTAGATAAATGGAGGTGGAATGTTGATTCTAAAGGTAGAATTAATTTTCCGGATTACCAATGTCGGATTTTTAAAAATGCACCTCATATAAAATGGAAAAATAAGGTACATGAGCAACTTATAGGACATAAATCCCAATCTCAACTACCGGCTAATGATGAATTTTGCTTAATTCATTTTAAAGATATTACACGCCAAGAAAAACAAAACGAATTATATAGCAAGTTATGAAAAATAAAAACTTAGATAACTGGGCAATCTCCCAAGAAATGTTTGACTGGATTAGGGAAAATATTCCTAAAGGGGGGACCATTTTAGAATTTGGTAGTGGGACTGGGACTATAGAATTAACAAAACATTATACAGTATTTTCAGTAGAACAAAATAAAGAATGGGTTGGTAAATCACCCTTATCAACTTATATTTATGCTCCTATAAAAGGGGGTTGGTACGATATTGATATAGTTTTTAATGAAATTCCTCAACATTATGATTTGATAATAGTAGATGGACCTGGAGGTTCACATTATAGACCTGGGATTGACAAATATTGGGATAGATTAAAAACAGATATCCCCTTATTATTCGATGACACACATAGAGCCCCTGATAGAGATCATGCTATTCTAGTTGCTGAACAGTTAGGTAAAGAGTATGAAGAAATTAAGGGTTGGCAAAAAAGTTTTATAGTGCTAAAATGAAAAAAATATTAGTGACATTGG